GTTTCCCATTGGAGGGTATTTATGCACACTCCCCCCCTATTAATCCCTTTTTGTTTCTGGTGTAAACACCATTGAATTGACAACTACCGTGTTCCTCGGGCTATTTATGTTATCAACTCAATGCTGCTTACACTAGCAGCATGTCATTTTAAAAGAGTAAAATGAAATAAAACTCTTGTGCTATTGCAAGCACTTCCAGGTTAATAATCTATCAGTCATCATTAACCTGGAGCTACCTGTAATAGGTAACTCTTCATTGGGGAGAAATATAATGAAATCTATTTATATCGGAATTATGTTTCCTTCATCATCGAATGTCATTCCTTTTCTACATGACTTGTTTTCGTGGTGTATGTTCTCATGGCATTCTTTGCATACTCCTATTAAGTTGTCTTCATTGATTGTTATGTTGTCATCTTCTATGTTCTGGTTGTCTAGCCATACTTTGTGGTGTACGATTCCTGTTCTTCTTTTGCTCTTGGGGATCCATTCGCTTAATCCATCCACGTATACGGGCTTCCCACATACTCCACATAGAAGGTTCTGCTTTATCCAAACTGTTTGTCTTACACTTTTCCACAGCTTTGAGTTATAAAAGTCTTTCCTTACTCCGTAGCTCATTATCTTTTTGTTACTTTTCTTTTGGGCTTTACTGCTTTTTCCACTACTGGTTCTTCTATGTACTCTACTACTTCTACCAATTCATTTGGATTCCTTAGCAATTCTTTTGCTCTGGCTTCATTTTCATTCCATTCAAATCCTAATGGTATGTCTTCTTTTCTTTGCATATCTGTGTAGCTTCTTATGCATCTTAATCTTATTTTCATATTTACCTCCTCGTAATTTGATTTTACGTTAGCTAATTGATCCTTCCATCCATCTTCGTATCCATATGGATCGTACTTTGGTATGTGGTTCACTATTCTATCTATGTCTATGTCCTGCATGTCAAATGGTAGGTAGTAACAATTCACTCCATCTTTTAATCCCTGCTCTTTGAAACTTGCCACTGGTGTTACCAGAAGTGGTATTCCCATGGCTTCGCATTCTCTTGTGAAGTAACAGTCACCTTCGCAGTCTGATAACTGTACTCCGTAACATTGACCTTTTAATGAATATAAGTAATCTCTCACGTTTAGTCTTGGTTCTATGTATACTATGTTTGGATTCTTTATTGCCTCATTATCGTTTGTAAAGACTAACCACAGATAATTAACTCCTCTAGCATTCAATAATCGGCCTAATTTCTCCATTCTGGCTTTCCCTTTCTCCTGAGTTAGTCTTGTAGCACTTACTAGGTATAAAACGGGGCTTAAATCGCCTTTTTTGATGTCTAACGGGTTTCTTACCACTTCTGGTTTGATTCCTGTTAATTCATGCCATTCTTCTGCTGCTATGTTTGATACTGCTATGTACTTGGTTATCTTTGGATGTATTCTTGGTTTTAAGTGGTTTGTTTTGTACATCGCATGTATTATTTGCACGTATTCTTCTGCTTCTACGTGATCTATAAAATAATTCTCATAATTAAAAAATGCATTCCTGCATTTGTACGTTATTCCTTCTTTGAATTTTTTTATTCTCGCATACTTTACGATTCTAGCTATTTGATTGTAATCTCCTGTTGAGTAAACAACCATTATGTCTATGTCTTTGTATTTTTTTACTAATTCGTATATGAACGTTTCCACTCCACCTATGACATTGAAGTTTGTAATAAATATCATGTTGGTTGCTTCTATCATTGTAACCTCCTATTTAACTCTTCTATTTGCCATGGTTCATCTATGTCTATCGTTTCATCATCTATGCTTAGGTATGTGTCATCATTTATGTATTGTTTGTTAGGATCCAAGTTATTTAATACTCGGTATAATTCCCAACTTATCGCATATCCTCTTTCTAGCTTTCCTTCATCTTGTAATTTCTTTGTTTTGGCTATTCCTTCTCTAAATTCTTTCTGATTCACTACTATCCATCCAAATGGTTCTCCCCAATTGTTATGGGCTTTATTCCTGGCTATTTCGTTGCCTACGAATGTGTTAACCTTTGGCTTCAGGTTCAGTATTTTATCTATTGCATCGTTGGAATAATAAACATCGCCATGTAAATAAATACACGGCTCATCTGTTGGATAATACGCATCTAACCAATAACCCTTTATTTCACCATTTTCAACTTTGTATGAATTTTCGTGATACAACACTTTGCCATAATTTTCAAATATCGGATTATTGCTACTAATATAAATTTCTTCTTGGTTATGCTCTTTTAGTAATCTTATGGTTCTTTTTATCAACGATTCACCATTTATTATCGATAGCTGCTTTGGTGTTGTAAAGTTATCATAAACACCTCCACACATTATTATTATTTTCATTTGTAATCTTTCCAAATCTTGCTTATTAAATACAGGATTACTAATGTTGCACATATTATTAAAACGTTTATGCTACTTGTTGCCATGTTTACCTCCTATCCAAAGTATCTGTTTATGTCTTCTTGGCTCGCTTTCTTTGTTTCATCTTCCTGAACTGTTGATAATAAAATATTTGCTAATGAAACGAACGACATTTCCTTCATGTCTTCTAATGTTATGTTTAATCTCTTTGCCAATGCAACTACTTCGAACTCATCCATTTCTTCACTTGTATTATTGGACTTTATTGTTTTGTAGTTGCCTTGATAAGGGAGATACTGCCAATGTTATTACTTCATTTACCCATGTGTAATCATCGTATAAATTGTCGATTGATTTCATGAATTCTTCTTTGGTAGTTACTTGACTTGGATCTGCTTCTTCTATCATCACATAGCTTATGTCTAGTAGTGGTTCTGTTAATCCATCTACTGCTGAGAAGTCTTTTTCTAGCTCATTTGTTAAATCCAGGATATTCTGGATGTCTTTTAACAATGACCTGCCTGTTTGATTCTTGTATGCAAATTGTGTGTATGCTGATGACTTCATAGTGTAATCTTTGCCATCAATATTAATTATTTTTTTCATTTTACCTCCTAAAAATAAAAGAATGACTTCTCTTTTGTCATTCCTCATTTTACTATATACCATACTTTGAGTATAAAAAACTATAAAAACTTTTTTCTTTTAACATCGGCTTTTGTGAAGTTCCCATACCTGGTGCATTGCATTGCTATTAACGTTGGCTGCCATTTCTTTTTATTTCCGTGTACCATCATGTGACACTTCTTGCATAACCTTATCAGGTTTCTTTCATCGTTGCTTCCGTTTTCGCTTCGGTATACTATGTGGTGTATTTCCAACCATTCTGTTGATCCACACAGCTGGCAGTATGGTTGCTCTGAAGCTATTTTATGATATACTTCTCGATTCTTCATTTTAGTAATCCTGCTGCTTACCAACTACCTTTTTTAGTTCCCTGCTTATCGTATACCATCGATTATCGCATCGGATCCTTTTGCAGTATTTTAGGTTGTGGTATATGTACATGGGTTCACATCCTATGTATTCTGCACATTCTCCTGTTGTATTGAATGTTTCTATTAGCTTTCCTTCCATGTCGTACATGTATATTTTCTTAAACTTTCCCATTATTTATTCTCCTTTTCCTATTTGATAACCCATATAAAACATAGATAATAAAGCAAGTACATGTATTAAAATTCTCATTGTTTATTCTCCTTTTAAAATATCTAATAAATGCAATATTTGTTTTCTATCTATTTTCTCATCATGGTCTAAAAATGTATCATCTCCTAAAATATAATCATATTTATTTTTTATATATTCTATTGCTTTATTTATAATATTATTTAATCTTTCTATTTCAAATCTTTGTGCTTTTATTATTCCTAACAATTCTTCTTTGTCCATTTGTTCTAGTTCTTTTTCTTTCACTCTTTATCACTACCTTTTAGAATATCTAATAATTCATTTACAAAGTCTTTTGTAGTTCCTCTAATTCTTTCTTTTCCTAACATATCAAATGACATTTCAACCCACTCTAAATGTTCTATATATTCTATTGCTTTATCTATTCTTTTAATTGTATCTTGCCATTCTTTAAAAGTTGTTTTGTGTTCTTCTTCGTACTTATCACATAATTCCTTTAATCTTTCTATTTCTTCTTCATATTGTTCACACAATTCGTATTGTATTTGATTAAATAAATCGTGTAATATTGTATTTACTTCAGCACTTACCTTTATTTCTACTTTATTTCTATTCACTCTTTATCACTTCCCTTTTAAAATACTTAATAATTCAGGTACATTATCTTCTGGTATGTAATAATCAAAGCTATTAATGTATTCTGTTGCCTTATCTATCCTTTGCTGTAACTTCTCCAACTTCTTTGTGGCCTTTTTATAATCTCTGGCTAACATGTTGTAATCGTTCATTAGGATTCCGTTTATTGATGATTCTTTTAGCTTCTTTATTTCCTGATCCTGTCTTTCAATAATTAACTTGGCTATTAACATGTCCTTCTGGGCTACTTGTACCTTCAGGATTTCATCTACCATCTCCTGGTAGTGTGTGTTTATCGATAGTATTTCCTCATCAGTTATTATCGGGATTTTTACTTTGTATTCTTCATTCATTTTGCTTTCCTTACCCTCTTATTTGCTTTGGTTTCCTGAAGCTCTTTTATCAGTTCGTATGCTGCATTAATTAATCTTTTATTTTCTCTTCTGTACTCTTCTAGTCTTTTCTCAAGTATTAATATCCTATATTCCAATTCTTCTATTTCTTTATCTCTTTTAAAAAACATTTTCTTTTTCCTCTCTTAATTCGTACATCTGATACAACTCTTCTAATATCATGTATCTTTCGTAGCTATCTCTTGCATTCATATGCATTTCTAATAATGCCCTGGTTCTTTTGTATAAATCCTCGTTGGTTATGTTTATTACCTTTGTTGGCCTTATTCTTAGTTCTTTTTCGTACATTGATCTCCAATGCCTGGCTATATTGTCTAGTTGGTATATCCTGTCTTCTAATTGCTTTTTCTCTTTGTCTTCTGCTTCAAAGAAGTTAAACATGCTATTTCCCGTTCAGGTACTTCCTGACTTTGTAGTATGGGACAGGATTGCTGTAATTTAGCTGTGCTGCTACCTGTTCCCATGTTAGTAAGTCAATGAACCTCTTTCTCATTATCGTTCTTATTTCGCTGTCTTTTATCGTATTGAGATAGTCTTCAATTTTTTCCATTTCTTCAATTAGACAATATTGTTTTATGTTGTACTTTTCTTTTAGCTTCGTTAGTTTTATTACAAGTTGTTCCGTGGGGTTGGAATTACCATTCGATGACACTTTGCTATCACTGAACTTACTTGACTTCAGGATAGTCATTTCTAATTCTTTTATTCTTGCTGTTAAGTCATCACACTCTACCTTTATGTCATGATACTTTGATAGCTCTTCTATTGTCATGCCTCCTCCAACCAATACCTTTTGAATTGTACTTTTTCTCCGTATCTGTTTGTCGTGGTGATCCACTCATCCTTTATAATGTATTCCAACCTTAACTGTCTTATGTATTCGCTTAGTCTTGTACATCCTAAATCCTGGAATGCTTGGAATGTTGTTATTTCACCAAATGTTTTGATATAATCTAATACTCTTTCTTTCATTTCTACTCCTTCATATTACTTCCAAACTCCCTGTTTACCTGGTTTTCTATTATTCTTAGCTCTAATTTAATTGAATTGATGGCTTCTAGGTTTGCTTTGTACACAGCTTCTGCTACATCTCTTTTGAACCTGGCTTCAGCTACACTTGGAATGCCATAGCATGTTTTATCTATCATCCCTATGGCCATTCCCTCATCACGTAACTTCAGGCATTCTTGTCTTAGTAGGATTTTGTAATCTTTTTCACATTGTGCATATTCTGTTCCGTTTTTTCTTAGTCGTTTTATGCTGTCTTCTAGCATTTGTATTTTTTGTTGTAGCTCTAATATTAAGTCCATGTACTCACCTAGAATGGTAGTTCATATCCTGTTTCTGGCTCTTTTTCTTTCTTGTCTACGAATTCTATTCTTTCTACCATTACTTCGGTTGTGTATACCTTTTCGTTATTCTTTTCGTAGCTTCCTGATCTAAGTTGGCCTTCTACTATGATTCCACTTCCTTTTTGAAAGTATTTATTTATTAATGCTGCATTGTTTCCAAATGCTACACATTTTACGAAGTCGGCTTCATACTTTCCTTCATTGTTTTTAAAATCTCTTCTTATGGCTATGTTGAATGTAGCTACATCTTTGCCATCCTTTGTTACTCTTTTATCTATATCATTTGCTATGTTACCTCTAAATATTACTTTGTTCATTTTTCTTAATCTCCTTTTTTAATTTTTCTTCAAATTCATATTTGTCATCTGGATATACTAATCTCCAGCAGTGGTTGCATGTCTTTGGCTTTCTTTGTAAGAATTCCACCGAATGCCCACATTGACAGTGCCTAATAACTGGCTTATATTTTCTTTTTCCAAACCCACTGACTCTATTGAAATAAATTGAGTTAGGGAATATCATGCATCATACATCTCGCTTTTTGATATTGGCTTGTAATTTTCCTGAATGTCTTCTTGTAGGTTTTGTATTCTTTCCTGTAATTTTTCTATTTCTCCATCCAGGTCTTCTATGCATCCTATCAAGTCATCTACTGATATTAATTCCTGCTTTTCAAAGTATTTTGCTATCCAACTATTCAGGTCTACTTGTCTTATGTATACGTCACCCATGTTTATCTCCTGTTTAAGTTCTTTATGGCTTCTTCTAGCTGTTCTGTAGTCATTTCCGTGCTGGATCCTACTCTGTATTTGTTTAGTATCTCATCGAAGTCTGTTCCTGTTAATGCTACCATTGTGTTTAAGTCACTTATTAACTCTAGTCTTTTTTTCTGCTCCTCTTCACTTGGTATTGGGATTCTTTTTAAGTCTGTTATTAGCTCTATCATTTTCTTTATGTCTTCGTTATTGCCGTTATTCAAATACCATGTTAAGTAGTTTTTGTCGCTGGAATAAACCTCTGATATTGACTTATTCTCATGCTTTCCTCTGGTGAATTTGAATTCCTTTGCTTTCTCTACTGTTATCTCTTCTCCATGGTTTGTTGTATCGCTATCCTTAACATCATCGATTAGGAATAATCCATTCAATGCATATTTACGTGCATAGCTCGAGCTGGCTCCTGTTATTTGTGATCCATCCATTCCCTTCTTTGTATCCTCTTCTCTTGCATATGCTGTGTTTTCTATAAAGTTGGTGCCATCTCCTAACACGGCCGTTGCTTTTATGTAGTATCTTTCGCCTACCATTATCAATTCATCATCCATTGTAAGTGTTAGCTTTAGTTCTTTAAGTAATGGCTTTACTGCATTGTATATGTCTTCGCAGCTTCTGTAACTGTATTTGCCGTAGTCATTGTATTGACTCTTCGGTGCCTTTAGTTCTTGTTGTATTTGATATAACTTTTCGTATAATTCTTTCATTCTATTCCTCTCTTATTTCTACCTTTTTCCCCTTTATAAATACTTTGCCATTTATTATTTCCTGGATTAGCTTCATGGTTGTATATCCCATTTCATCCTGGTATAAGTTTTCCTCTTCATCCCATTTCATGTGTAGTATTACGTTATCGCCTAAGTCCATTATTAACGGCTTTCTATTTTTTATTGCCTCTAATAAGTTCTTGTAGTTGTCGTTCCTCATCTTCAGTTCTTTCCTCCTTTTTAGGTTCTTTGTCAAACCAACTTGGAAGCTTATCCTCTTTGTTTCTTTGTTCCCAGGTTCTTACACATGCTTTCCAATCTTTCATCTTGTTTTTACCTACGTACCAATCTTTACTTTCGTAGAAATCATAAAATCTATCTGGATCCACATTGTTGTTTCTTTCTTGGCAGTAATTTCTTATTTCTTCTATTGTTGGTTTTTCAAATCTTTTCTTTTCTATACTTTTCTTTTCTATATTTATTTCTTTTATTTCTTTATTTATATTTATTCTATTGTTGTTACTCGTTTGTTGCTCGTTTGTTAATCGTTTGTTAATCGTTTGTTGTTTCGTTTGTTGCTCTAGTTGGTAGTCATTGTATTTTTTTATTGTTATTATTGAAAATTGATGGTTCGTTTCGATTGTTATTTCGTTTGTTAGTTTCAAGTGATTAATTGATGTTTTTACTTGTTGAATTGTTAATCCTGTTTCTTCAGCTAAATTGCTTACACTTGTTACAAAGCTACCTCTAGGTACTTCATAACCTTTAAATCTTCCATCTTTCCAATTTGCTTTTAATAAACAATGAATAAATAATCTTGTATCATTTATACTTGAGTACCATTCCCAATCTAACAATTTTCTATGTATTAATATGTAGCCATCCATTACACACCTAAATATTCAGCAACCTCTTTTGATCCGTGGCATACTTGTACTATGCTTCCGTTACACTCGTAACTTCCTGCTGGTGTTGTATAAATCGTTTTCTTTGTAAACATCTGATATCCAATAATAATTAGCAATGCTATTGCTAGAATTAATAACGTAACCTTTACCCACCTTCTAAGTTTCATTTTTTTCATTTTATTCTCCCTTAAATAATTCGTAGTAATCTTTTTCGTAATAAATGCATATCTTTTCAATTTCCCCTATTGTCCATTCGGTTCTGCCGTATAGCTTGTTTTTTAATGTTTCTCTTGTCATTCCTATTATCTTTGCAAGTGTTCCCTGTGTATCACCGTGTCTTGCCATTTCAGCTAGAATGTTTGGATATTTGTATCTCTTTTTGTTTTCCATATTTCTCCTCTCTGCAAGTTCTAGATATGCAAAAAGCCGAGACCTTTCGATCTCGGCTTGAATTATCAACTCTTGATACTATATATTATGTTAAGTTGTATGATTCAAGTCTAGATCGTAGCTTTTGCAATCTATCTTTCTTACACATCCAACTTATCATATGCTTTATCGTTTTGCAAGTTTTTTTCATAACTTTTACTATGCTTTTTATCTATTTGACGGTTTTTGTGTCAAGTGTTCTATTGTGCATATCTCGATAATTTTCTTGCTAAGATTCGGGCTATCTTTTTTGTTGTTGGTTCTTTGTATTTTCTTCTTAGCTTATTGAAATCTTTTTCGTGATAATAATTGCCATCATAAAATGCTCGATGGATATCTATTACTGTCCATCCCATGTTAGTTCTGTATCCGATTCCTTTTAATGGGATTCTTATTGAGTTTGTGGTTCTTACAAAAATATCACCGTTTTTCTTTTGGTATGTAATTAGGTATTCTTTCACTTTTATCACCTCCCCTTTTCAGGGTGTAATATTATACCACTTTTTTCACCTTTTATCAAAAAACAGGATACGTTATTTTACTATCCATACGTATTCTGCTTTTCTTTCTCTTGGATCGAATGTGTCATACACTACTCCGTTCTTGCTACAAACTATGTGGCCTTTGGTTGTTATTAGTAATGTTGAGTTGGGGAACATACCAGATACCTCTCCTATCGTGCCATAAATGCCCGAAATTCTTCGATACGTCCTATCCAGGTACTTTATAACGAATTCTCTTTTATCGAGCAACGTGCCCTCAAATTGTGCCAAATCGCTTAAGTAGTCATAAACGTAATCCCATGATCTGCCTGTTGCACAGCTTATTGCTCTTATTACACAGTCATCTTCAAACTTATTCGCTGCATTTGCATTATAAAATTTATACATTTTATCTCATTGAGTTTTGAAGCACTTGCATTAGCTCTTGTTTTTGTTGTGGGGATTCTGCTTCTTCATATAATACACGTATAAAGTCTTCTAAGGCCTTTACCATGTAATGGTATGATTTATCTGTTTCTTCGCTTGCTCCGTATCGATTTCTCGACTCTTGATACCTTCCGTATTCTCCGTACATTCTATCTAGTTCATCATCGCCACGGTATCTGCTATCTCTACCTCTAGCTCCGTAGTTTCCTCTACCGTAATCCATATAATTTCCATAGTTTCCTCTTCCGTAGCTATCGTATCCTGGGTTTCTTCCCATATAATTTCCATACATATTTTTATCCTCCTTTGCCATATGATTTATCTTACTTAATTTGTATAAATATTCTATATTGTTTAGGTTTATTCCCTCATCTAATATTTGCTTTATTGGTTCTTCAACCTTTTCTATCAGTTTTTCTTCCATTATCATCACTTCCTTCCGTTAGTATTTTTATGATCTCCTCATTCTGCTGGATTATTTTTTGCAGGTATTTTACGTCTTGGTTACGTAATTCTTGCATTAAATCAACGTTATTGTAATCCCTGGATAATATTAGCAAACTTATTGCTTGTAATATTAACGATGTTGCATCTACCGAATTTACCATTAGTTATTGCTTCTTGAAATATTAAATGTCGCATTTGTAATGATAGGGATTTCTGTTGTTATTGGTGTCGTAGGTGTCGTTGGTGTTGGTACACTTCCAACACTAGCTACTGTTATGCTTGACGTTCCACGTGGGCAGATTCTTATCTTTTTATTAAATGATACGGTTTCGTAATCATCAGCTGCATCAATTGTTACGGCTCTTACTGTATCTGGAATTAGAATTCCATCTTCGTATAATCCTATTGCCACTACTCCTGCTGTTGCCGAGCTTACTGAAGCACTAAAATTAACATTATAATATCCTGTGTATCCGTTTCCGAATATTTTAAATATCGGGTTTCCGTTTTGATAATCTAACCATCCACCATTGCAACAATATGCACATCTTGTTCTTATGTCTGTGTTATCAAATACTATCGGGCTGGTGTTACTTGTCAATGCTGTTGGTTCATTTATAATTGTTTGTATCATATTTTATCTCCTCTCTTTTTGCACAATTTTCACATTATTTTGTGCATTTTTGTGATTTTTTTACAAATTTGCACATTATAAGTGCATTTTTTGTGTTTATTTTTAAAAAAAGAATAGGCACTTGCCTATTCTTATTGTTGTCCACTTTGTTGTCTAGTGGACCACATTTTAGCAAGTTCCTGTAATCAGGATGTTGTATTCCGTTGTTCATAATGCCCTCCTTTCTTTAATTTATATCAAGGTTACTTTACCTTAATACCGAAGTTTTCTAATTGCTCATTTGTAATTCCAAAGCCATTTGCAAAGCTCCTGAAGTTCTTCATTTGCTCTGGTGTATACTTACTTGTCATGTCGTTTATTATCTTTTTGGGATCACTTTGACTTTTTTGTAGTTCTTGAAATCGTTGGAACAATTGAGGATTCTTGGCTTTTAATTGATTCTGTAATTGGTTCATCAATATTTGCATTGGATTCATTCTTTCTCATTCCCTTCTTTAAATCTTCTATTTGTGCCTGTAAATATTCTATTTTTATGTCTTTATCATCTTTGGCTACTATTTCATTTAATTCGTATGTTTTGATTTCTCCTTTGGTGTTTTTGATCCACACCACTGACATGTCTTTACTGAAGTATGGTGTTTCTCCTATTACCATCTCCCTTTGTACCTCTTCCATTGAATTGGCATATTTTATAACATCTCGATTTGTTGGAGCTAATTGAAAGTTCTGAGTCAAGTTTGTTGGCTGTGGTTGTATTGGTTGTTGCATCTGGCTTCTTATTTTTTCCAATTCAGCTATTTGGCTATTAATCCGTTCTATGCTTAGTTGTGGATTATAATAAGCATTGCTATACATTTTTTCCTCCTAATAAAAAAGAAGGAGCAAGTTTAATGCATGATTATTGTTTTAAAATAACATCTGCTACTTTCTCCTTCCAATTTTAGGATATTATGTTTCTGGTGTTTCTACGTGCAAATTTTATGCAAAAAAAACGATTAGTTTATTAAACTAATCATCTTGGATATTTCTATTTGTAAGTAATTCTCATATAGCTTCTTTATCTTTTTTATCTCGTAGTTAATCGTTCTTTGGCTTACTCCAATTTCAAAGCTCATCTTTATTATTGTATCGTGGTTTATCATCATGTCCAGGATTCGCTTCTGTTCATCGCTTAGTGTTACCTTATTTGTAAAATCATCATATAATGCTTTTACCTTTAGTTTTTCTATCATAATCTCCCCTCGTTTGGTGATTATAATATTGTAATTCCTAATTAATGGAATGCAAAGAAAGTGCAAATTAATGCAATTAATCGCAAATTATCGCAATTTTATTTTAAAGTAATTGACTTAGTTTTTTGTATATTTCTTTCTTTCTGTAGCTTATTGTACGAGATGAATATCCTGTCTTGAACATGATTTCTTTCATTGGCTCGCCTTTTAGACACAGGTCTAGAATTGTTCTTTCTTTTTTGCTTTCTTTTAATATGCCTTTTCTTATTATGTAGTCATATGTTTCCTGTGCCATATCGAAATAATAATGATCCTTCATAATTTCCCCTCCAGCAAGTTTTGTATTATATGTTTTTTTGTTAATAAGTCAATAAAAAAAGACCAGGGTTTCCCCTGGTTTATTTAATCTGTATTGCATCTATTGTCTTACCGTATATTCCTGCATATCCACTGCTGGTGCTATCTACTTTGCTTACCCATCCTAGCCACTTGGCTCCTTTTATGTGTACTCGGTACTTGGATCCTTTTATCTGGATTCCATCTATGTCGCTGTTTAGGTTTCCTGCATAGTCTTCTGTTCC